TCAGCGCCCCGCCAATGCGCGGGCCTGTTCCAGCTCCACTTTCAGGCTGCTGGCCAGTTCCTCGCGCTTCACCTCGAACTGCTGCTCGCGCAGCAGGTCCTTGACCGTCACCACGCCGCGCGCGAGTTCGTCCTCGCCGGCCAGCACCACGAAACGGATGCCCGCACGCGAGGCGTACTGGAACTGCTTGGCCAGCTTGCGGCTTTCCATCTGCACTTCGGTGTTGATGCCGGCTGCGCGCAGGCGGCGCGCGATGTCCAGCGAACCGGCCAACTGGCCGTCGTCCATCAGCGCCACCATCGCCTGCACGCTGCTTTCGTCGCTGCCGGCGATCAGGCCGGCCTCGCGCAGCTGCCAGAACAGGCGGGTCAGGCCGATCGAGATGCCCACGCCAGGCAGCTTGGACTTGGTGTAGTGGCTGGCCAGGTCTTCGTAGCGGCCGCCGGAACAGATGGAGCCGATCTGGGGGTAGCCGTCCAGCTGGGTCTCGTAGACGGTGCCGGTGTAGTAGTCCAGGCCACGCGCGATGGAAAAGTTCAGGCAGTACGCGCTTTCCGGCACGCCCAGCGCCTTGACCAGCTCCAGCACTTCGCGCAGTTCGGCGATGCCCTGGTTGAAGGTGTCGCTGCCCTGCCCCAGCGCATCGAGCCTGGCCAGCGCGTCGGCGTGGCCGGTGCTGCGCATGGCGACGAAATCGAGGATGCGGTCCACGCCCTCGGCCGACATGCCGAAGCCTTCGCCGGTCAGCGTCTCGCGCACGTAGTCGGCGCCGCGCTTGTCCAGCTTGTCGACCTCGCGCAGCACCAGCGCCTGCTGTTCGCCGTCGATGACGCCCTGCGCCTCGAAGAAGCCGCGCATCAGCTTGCGGTTGTTCAACTGGATGGTGAACTCGCCGATGCCAAGCTCACTGAAGACGGCGTGGATCACCGCCAGGATCTCGGCGTCGAAGCGCACGGTCAGCGCGTCCTTGCCGATGACGTCGATGTCGCACTGGTAGAACTCGCGGAAGCGGCCACGCTGCTGGCGTTCGCCGCGGTAGACGCGCTGGATCTGGTAGCGGCGGAACGGGAAGGTCAGCTCATGTTCGTGCTCGGCCACGTAGCGGGCCAGCGGCACGGTCAGGTCGAAACGCAGGGCCAGTTCGGGCAGGCCTTCGCCTTCCTTGGCCAGGACGCCGGTGGACTGGACGAAATAGACCTGCCGCTCGGTCTCGCCGCCGGACTTGGTCAGCAGGGTCTCGGACAGTTCGAAGACCGGGGTTTCGACGGGCAGGAAGCCGAAGCGCTCGTAATTCCGGCGGATGGTGTCCAGCATGCGCTGGAAGGCGATCTGCTCGCGCGGGAGCAGCTCCATGACGCCAGGCGGGGTACGGGGCTTGATCAAGGGACACTCCGGCTTTCGTGAACGGCACATTTTACGTGGCCGCCGCGGGGGCCGCAGCTTTTGTGGGTCCCGGCCCGGCCGATGGTCGGATCCGCGCCCCAAGTCTTGCCTCGGCCCGGCGGCTTCATTACAATGCCGCGCTCAGTCGGGGTGTAGCTCAGTCTGGTAGAGCGCTACGTTCGGGACGTAGAGGCCGCAGGTTCGAATCCTGTCTCCCCGACCAATAATTGCTAGAAAAATCAGCGATTTATGATGAAGCCGGCCAAGCGCCGGTTTTTTCATGCCTGCCATGTAAGCACTGTGTAAGCAACGCCTGCGGGCGTTTTGCCCTTAGCTTTACTCGCAGTTAGTCACTACCATCGACTCGCCACAACTCAAAGCGGGTGCGCCATGCGAACAGTCGTTCTTCTACTGCTATTAGCCGCGTGCTCGAATACCTATGCCCAAGCGCTGTGGCGCGATGTGCCAGCCGGCGCATCCGTTGAACAGGTGCGTAAGCAGCTACCAGGTGTCAGTACCCCACGCGAAATATCAAGGCTCTCTAACGGCATGGAAGGACTGCTTGAGCTCACGGGCTTCCAAATCGTGGACCAAGACTTCAAAGCCACCTTCTATTTCAAGAATGCAAAACTCGACAGAATCTTTCTGAGACCCATCAAAGATCAAACTGGGGGAGCGGCTAGGAGTTCCGCGCGCAGGCTACGGGACAACCTCACCGCAAAATACGGGGCGCCTATGAGCACCAGTAATCGCGGAGCCTCTAGTTTGGCTGCAGTGTGGATCACTCAAGGCATCCAAGTGAAGTTCGGCTTTGATCAGTACTCTGAAGATGGAACCGGCTTTCTCATACTGAACTACGTGGCTCCGCAGGACTCCGAGAACATTTAGCACCAGCATTCAGGTAGTCCGCAAGCTACTCTCCGGACGAAGACAGAAGCACCTAAATCATCATCACCAAATTGTCCGGAGCCTCGACCGGAACCGGCGTTGTACCCGCCACGCCGACAGCCATCGCCAACGCCTGTAAGCCGTCGATGCGCCCAGTTGCCTTAGCCTTGTCCAACTTGCGCGACCCGGCAGGGTCTTTTGTCACCACGGCGTTAGCGGCGCACATGGTCAGGACGGGATTCATGCCGTGTCGGATGCGACCGTTCAACAGTTCGGCTTCCAGCGAATCCAGCGCCGGGGACATATCCTTGAACCCCTGTCCGTAAGGGACCAGCGGCAATTCCACGCCAAGGCGGTCCAGTTCCTTCCGGAATACGTCGATGCGCCAGCGGTCGAACGCGATGGCGTGGATATCCAGATCGGCGCATAGATCGACAATTTCCGCCGCGACGTGCGCGTAATCCACGGATGCGCCAGGCGTCGCCCGCAGGAACCCTTGCTTGTGCCACACGTCATAGGGCGCACGGTCACGCGCTGCACGGTCACGCAAGCCCTGCTGCGGCGTCCAGTGATAGGCGCGCACGTTGCCGGCGTTGTCGTACAGGACAAACGCGGTTAGATCGGTGCGGGCCGACAGGTCCAGGCCACCGTAAACCGGACCATCAAACGCTAACGGTTCCTCGCCGCACAACTTCCACACGCCCGGACTCACGAACGGCGACACCACGGAAACCCGCTGATTCAGGATCAGGTTCCGGAACGTGTTTTCCATGCTCGGCATCCGTTCCGCTTGCTTCGCCTGTTCCCGCAGATCGTCCAGCGAGCGAAACACGTCAAGCGCCGGATTCGACGCGCGCCATGCGTCCTCATCGTCCAGCGCGCAACCTTCCGGCGCACTGTAACGGCGGGACACGATGCGCGGATCGTCGCTGCGGTCGGCATCGTCCAGCCAGATCGAAAACAGGTCGGCATCGCTCGCTGCTTGCGTGGATATGGCAATCAGTAACGGCTCAGCGTGCGCGCCTTGACTGGTCGTGATCGCGTCCACGAACGCGGACTGCGCGCCTTGCACTTGCCCGATTTCGTCCAGGATCGCCAGCACCGGCGACAATCCGTGTGCGGTCTTGCCGTCCGCGGCCAGCGCCCTGTATTCGGTATTCATCGGCAGTCCGATCAGCCGCTTTCCCGATGGCACGATCCGCACAAGTTCCGACAGCCGCGGCGATAGCTGCACCATCTTTGCGGCTAGGTTGAACACCAGCGCCGCTTGATCGCGGCTCATCGCACCGGAAACGATTTGCGCATTCTGGCGAGCCTCGGGGCCGACGAGATGAACCAGCAGCAGCGCCGCAATTAGGCCGGTCTTCCCGTTCTTTCGTGCAATGGACAGCAACGCGCGCCGCGTTCCTGCCGGGTTGTCGTAGATCGCCCGGATGAACTCGCGCTGGAATTCGGCCAAGCGCATCGGTTGCCCGACGCTCGCGCCGTCCGGAATCAGGCAGTAGCGTTCAATGAAGGCGATAACCTTCCCGGCGCGCGTCATTGCAACCGTACCCCCGGAATCAGGTCATCATCCACACGGGCAGCGGTGCGGGCCTGCTGTTCCTGCTGCAACGCATTCCCGCCGTCGCGCGCGCGGCCTTCGGTTGCTTCCGGATGCACATGCAGCACGCGGGACAGCGCGATAGCGCGGCGTCCCGTCGATTCCAGCAGCTTGTGTGCAGGATGCGGCTTGCCGCGCACGATGTCGCCTTCGGCAGCGATGATCGCCCGTAGCCGCTCGATGTCGGCGAACATGCGCGCCAACTCGGCGGCATTGGTCAGATCCAGTTCGTTCCAGCGGTCCCGCGCGCGGTTGGCGATGATCCGCGGCCAGAACTTGCGAGCGGCAACCGATAACGATACGTGCGCAGGCGGTTGCAGTTCGCTCGCAAGCGCGTTCTTTATTGCCTGCACCGCTGCCACCGCGCTATCGCTGCGACGATTCCGGGCCTTTACTGTACCTATTGGTTTAGTTTTATTGGACATAGCGATAAATGAAGGGGGAAGGGGCGGTCTATAGAACGATCAGGCTGCCGTGATTTTTCGATCATCGGTTCCACGGATGCGACGGATCAGCGGGCCATCCGTCCGCATCGCAGCCGGGAACATCCGCTGGCAATCCGTGACGTTCGCGCGTTGTCTTCCGCGAATGGCACTCATGGCACAACGCCTGTAAATTGTTCGGGCTGTTGTCCGATGGATCGCCGCTGATATGGTCAACGTCCGTCGCCAACGTCACCACGCCGCGCGCCTTGCAGTGACGGCACAACGGTTCACCCGACAACACACATGCCCGCAGCTTGCGCCAGCGTGACGAATTGAGCGGTATAGCCCGGCGGGGATCGGCGTCGCGTCCGCTCGGTCGCGTCGGACGCCTACTCGTCGCCATCATCCGGCACCTTGTCGCGCGGAATCGGTGGCAGGTTTTCCAGTCGGCGAACTTCGTCAACGGTCATCCAACCGGATGCAATCGCTTCCTTGTAGAACCCGGCGCGCGCTTCCGGATTGCCCCGCAGCAGACCTTCAACGGAATGTTCCGCGTGGTAACGCTTGCGTGCGATGGGGCCAAGCAACTGCCGGGAAATTTCCGATTCCCACATGGCAATCCAGCGCGCCAGGCTGTAGCGCACGAACTGCGAGCCTAGTTCGATGACGTTCGTGTACGTGCCATGCGACAAGTCCTGTATCAGCGTTGGCGGAACACGGAAGATGCGCGCTACGTCTTCCACGGCCATCTTTTGAGCCGCGATCCATTGCAGGTCTTCCATGTTCGGGGTCAGCGGCTTGTAATCCAGCCCCCAAAGCAGCAGCGGCGTTTTTCCGGCGTTGCCTGATCCGCTAATCCGCTTGTTCCACGAATCGCTGATCTTGTTCATCTGTTCTTCGCTGAATGTCTTGTCAGGTGGGCCAGTCAGCACGCCCGACGGGAATGCACCATTGCGGAACACGCTGGAACCGTGGTCGCGCTGTGCCAGTGCCAGCCCCAATTGATCGCGGGCAATCTGGATGCGCGAACGTCCGACAATCGAGCCGGGCTCGGTGCGATCGGCCAGGTGGAACACTTCGTGATCCAGCAGGCGGGACACCTTGCCGTCATCGTCCGTCCAGTCGAACGCATAGCGTCCCGATGCCAGCCTGACCACGGCCACGCTACCCGGCTTCATCGGATGCAACGCGGTCAGTTCGCCGGCTGCGTTCGTTTCGATGCGTGCATAGGCGTTTCCATGCAGCAGGACGGCGGCAGTCATCGACTCCCGGAACGCCAAGCCGGATTGATACGGGTTCGGCTGACGCAGGACGCGCGACAACGGATGATCGTCGGCACGCTCGCGGGTTCCATCATCATTGCGAGCGAATACATGCAGCGGCAGGCAAGCCGTACTCTCCGCCAACGCCTGTACGGATGCGAAAACGGCGGTAATCGACTCGGCAGCCTTGGCATCCACGAATTGACCGCTGGCGCTCACCGCGCCCTGATTGACCAGCGCAGACCATGACGGATCGGCGCTGCGACGTTCACCACGGCGGAAAAATGAAAGGAAGCTCATCGGCAAGTCTCCAACCAATGGCGCAACGCGCCCAGGCGGTCACGCTCGCCGGTTTGACGGTTGCGAAGGGATACGGTCGTCGTCGGATACGCGGGCCACGCCTGCACAATCGAGACTTCGTGCAACTCGACTTCGTGAAGCGTTCGGACTTCACCAGCCCACGAATCACGGATGGCACGGAAGCCAAACGACACGCCGCCAAGGTCGCCACGCGCAGCCAGCGCGCGCAGATCGTTCCCCACGGTTGTATCCGGGAGCGTGAGCCGGTATTCCAGCCCTTCGGACGTTTCCCGCAGTTGCAGCGTGCCCGTGGACGTGCGGCCTAGCACCTTCGCCGGATCGTGGTCGGCCAACGCCAGAATATCGACACCGGACGCCAGCGATGCAGCGAACGCGCCGGCTGCGATGACCTCGCGAAAATCGCTCACGCGGGCTTCGCTGCCAAAGGGAGCCGCCAGCCCGACAAGCTGGCGAACCTCGATTGCAGCACCACGCGCGAACCGTTGTTCGAGCGTGGTATCCATCACGAACCCCCGCCGCCTTCGGTGCAAATCACGAACGCCTGTTCGTGACGGCACTGCACGTCGATGGTAGAGAACGCGCGAACCAGAACGCCACCGCGACGATACGGGCCTTCCGCGTAGGGGTTCACCAGCAGTTCCACCGCGCCCCATTGACCGATCAGGACCTGCGACCAGTCGCCAAGGATTGCCGTGTCTGCCGGAGCGGCATTGCTCGACGCCGCCGGCAGATCGCCGATGCTGGCCGGGCCGGCGATGTAATCGCTGCCCGCAGTCGGAGCCTTGAGCACCTTTCGCAGCGCGGTCAGGACTTCCGTGGTCGTGTACCAGCCGGACGGCGACACGTTGACGCCGCGCAACTGCTGTTCCACGTCCAGGATCGCATTCCACGTCGCGGGAATGTCGGCAGTCTGCACGCCAAGGCGTTCCAGAATGCCAAGCGGTTCCCCGTCATCGCCGCTACCGGAAATGATGGCGGCATCCACGGCGGCAGCGATGGCGAACGAAAGATCATCGCGCACCAGGTCTTCGATAGCCGGCGCGGACTGCTGGATAAGCTGCCGGGACATTTCGGAGATTCCGCCAACATGGTGCGGCGTCAGGGTCACGCCGGAGAAACCCATCGTGGATTCCGTCAACGCTTCGCCTTCCTCGACCCAACCTGCGGACAGGCCGGCACCATGCTTCGGGATCGACACGTCGCCGCGCAGATCGGACAGCGTGCGGACGCCAAGCGCCTTCACCAGCAGGGAGGCGCGCAGCGGGCCAATGAACTGATCCGCACGATGATCCGTGCCGACAAGGCCAGCGCCGTTCGTGGTGTTGTTCTCGCGGCGCTCAAATGCTCGCAGCGGAACAAGGATGCCGCCATGCTTCGGCGCACCGTGGCGGCGTTCCAGTTCGGCATGGAGTTCGGCATCAGCACCGGCCAGGCTCCGACCTTCCGTGCCGGCACGGATGACGGACAGCAGCGATGCCCGCTGTTCCAGCGCGTCCAGGGTATCGCGGCCACCTTCGGCGGGACGTGCCACGCTGCGGCGCTCGGCATCGTCGATGAACTGCGCGCGCTGTTCCTGCGCTTCCAGATCGGTGATTTCCGCCTTGATCGTGTCGAACTCTTTGGATTCGTCGGCGGTCAGTTGGCGGTTTTCGGTTTCGGCCTTCGCCAGCAGCGCGCGGCCCTTGGCGACAGCCGCGGCGCGGCGTTCGCGGATTTCGGTAATTTTCATAGCTTGCTCCGGGTTGTATGGGGAACGTTCCCGGACAAGAAAAATATCCACGTTCCAACCCGATGCAACTCAATCTGCGTGCGTTATGCGGCGTGTCAGCCGGTAACAATGGCGCGATGATCGCTCGCGGAAAATTGCGCAAGATTTCCACGCAGGCGAGCCGACGCGCCCTAGTATCCCCTGTAACTGGTGTAACCCTGTAACCGATGCAACCGCCCGGTTACGGCGGTTACAGGGTTACACCAGTTACATAGTAGTAGTGTGTCACACGGCTGGCGGGTCGATGATTATCGACGGCGGTTCCGGTAATTTTTGCGGCGTGGATGATGGCAACGAATAATCATCGTGACTATTCCTGAAAATTTCGCCACGCTTGACCATCCTTGATAACCGAGTTTTCAACGTTCCAATTTTTACCGCTTCTTCTAGCGACATTTGGATGTCGCGCAGTGATCCCATGCCGCCACGCGAACGCAGCGCGTCCAGGACGGCTTGCGACTCCGCGGAGCGGGCCACTTCGTCCGCCTTACCTAGGCATGACCAGAAGCCCGTAGCGGTGCGAGCGATAGCCAACTCGCCAGGATGGTCAATGTCGCGCCCGGTAATCACCAGCGTCGAATGCTCGGCACCACGGGTCGGCTTTTCCAGAATCAGCGCACCATCCACGGAACCTAGCAGACCATTGGTGCCAGAAATTTTCTGCGTTGCATCGTCGCTTGCCTGCTTTCGGTTGTGGTGGACCAGAAGCAACGCAATATCGAACTCGCGCCCCAGCGGCTTCAACATTTCGCCCACCTGATAGTCCGCCTGATACGCGGACAGCCGCGCCGTGTCCTGATTGCGCCAAGCTGCAATAGTGTCGATGATGACCAATCGACAATCAGGGTTCGCGGTCAGATAGCTGCGGATTTCTTCCACGCCAGCTTCACCGCGCGGCCAATCGGTCGCGTAGTCGAATTTCCCCATATCGACATTGAACAATCCTCGATCCATCTTGACGCCGGACAGCCGCTTTTTCATGCGGCGGTCAGTGTCTTCCAATGCGAGATACAGCGCGCGGCCCTGTTTCTCGGGACTGCGCCCGTTCCATAGCGGACAACCCGTAGCGATGGAAAACGCGAACTGCAACGAAAGGAACGATTTACCTGCCTTCGGATCGCCGGACAGCAGCGTGATTCCAGCAGGCAGCACGTCACGAATGATCCATGTCGTAGGTGCGAACTCTTGCCGATCCAGGTCGGCACCGTTGCGGATGCGCGGACGGTCGGCCACGGGTTGCGCTGCCGGCTGCTGCGGGTCTTGATAGACGTTAGCGGTTGTCGCGCAGGCGTGGGCGATGGTCAGTTCCCGCAGGTACTTCCGATGTTCGTTCCACTTTTCGCGCGCCAGCCCGGAACGCCGCATCAAACGTTCGATACGGTCAACATCGCAACCCGTCCAGAATGCAAGGTGCGATGCAAGCGCCATGTCGGCGGCGCTACGATCATCCTCCGGAACGTTGCCGCTCCATAGATCAGCGAACGATGCAGCGTGGCCGAAAGCCTGCCGCGCACTTCCACGCGCAGACAGCGCGCGCCGGATCAGTTCGTCATCATCTTCCGGGCCTCGCCAGTCTGGACGGCGACCGGTAACCGGCAGAGTTTCAGCAGCGCGCGCAGGAAACACGTCCGGCAGCATCGTCGCCAGCAGCGCCGTACAATCCATGTCCATGCTGCCTTGCGATGCGGCCAGGTTCAACGCTACGCCACGCTCGCCCATATAGAACTCGAACTTGTGAACACCCGGCCTGCGGTTGCAATGCGCCGGTAGCGCGCCCGTATAACGCCCAATGACATGCGCGCCGCGTCCGGACGATGACGCCTCAAAGAATGCACCAGCGGAAACGAACGGATGCGCGATGCGCGCGGCATCGTCCGACAACCTGCCGTCCGTAACACAATCGTCCAGATCAAGGAAAAACAGGCCGGAACCGGGAGCAATCCACATGCCTAGCGCGCACTCACCCACGGGCAGCGCGGACAGCGCAAGTTGCGCAACGTCCTGCGACACAAGGTTATCCCGTGGCGACACCGGCCAACGCTGCCCGTCCAGGCTGCACGGCTGCTTGTCGTACTTGTTGCGCTCGGTGTTCCACGTCAGGCGATAAAGAAAAAATGATTCATCCATACAACTGGAACCCCTTGCGGAACGGCTCGATCAGCGTTAGCACCTGCCCCAAACACTTCGGTTGCTTCCGCGTCTGCCCGCGCCGGTAGTAGGCAAATTCCATCAGCAGCAGGAACGCCGCGGCCTGCACGAACGATTCCCCGTAGTGCTCCGGCTTTACCTTCGCTTCGATGAAATTGCAGGCATCGAGCATGGCCGAGTGAACTTGCGACGGTTGATCCCATCGGCACAAGTGTTCCAGCAGTTCGGCTTGCTTGTCCGGAATAGTCAGGACGAAACGCGGTGGCATGATGGTCAATGGAGTCTGCATTGCCGCGCCTCCGTTAGCTGCTTATGAAGCCGGATCAGGTTCCAGTAAGAAGACGCAAACTTTTTCTGGATGTTCTTGTCCTGCCGGCAAAGGATCATCATCACAAGAGAGTCAGCCGCGGCGCGCAGGAATACGGTCGGCTCGCTTATCAATTCCGCGTCGCTGGCGGTTCGCTCGTTCGCTTGATCGACAACCACGCGCAGAACGTCGCGGCGTTCCTCCGGCAACTGGAACGCACGGATATACGCTTCCAGGTCTTTGTCGGTCAGGATCGGGAGAGTCATAGCGCATCCCCCTCATAGTCGGCCTTGAATGCAGCCTTGTCCCATTTTGTAGCCGGGTCATCGCGCATTACTGCAATGGTGAACTCGAAATTGGCGCGCAGCAGCGCGTTGTCCCGCTTGCGTTGCGCAAGGAACTCTGCCCAAGCCATTTGCGACCGATAACGCAGCCACTGTTTCTCGGTTTCGGTCGGTGCGAATCGCTGCTCTACGTGCCCGCAGGCGTGGATATGAAACAGCGGGGCGTGGTGCCACCATGCCGGACGATTCGACAGCATGTGATCGAACCAATACCGGATAGAATCGGCGTGCATCGGGTAGCGGCTGCACAGACCGGCCAGCATGTCGTTCAGCCGCTTGTCGCGCGCAGGCACACCAGCGTAGCGGACATACATGATCGCTTCGACGTGATCGCGGTCGCTCATGGTCAACCCTCCCCGCGCGGACGATACGTGACCGGGGTGCCGGCGTTCGATTGCTTTTCGAGATAGTCCAGCCACTTCCGCACCGCAGATTCGCGTGCGTAGCGACGGCGACCTATCAGGAAAGTTTGCAGGTGCCCGAGTTCGATTGCTCGATAGATGGACGGGATACCCTGCTTCGAGATATTGGCGACCTCGCGGATCGCCAACGGCGGATCAAGTTTGCTCATGTTTCGCTCCAGATATTCCGCGTAGTAACGCGGCGTCATGGAGCACGATATGAAGCAATCCGGGAACTAGAGGAGCTTTAGTTCCCGCTTTCTTTGAGCACCTTATTCACATACCTGCGCGAGCATTCCAGCTTTTTAGCAATCGCTTCCTTTCTTGCGGTAGTCAGTTCACCACGGTAGGCGCGCGCAGCAGCGATGATTTCTCTGGCCTTGTCTGCTGTACGGGCTTTGCCACCTTTAGAGCCGCCGTCGCGCACCTTGCGACCAGATTGGATCGTTTTCTTTTCGACAGCACCACCCGCAAGCCATGATGCGTGTATCCACGCGCAGCGGGCAGCCCATAACGCGGCTTCCTTGTTGCCTTCGGCCAATAGCCGATCAGACTCCCGCAAGTATCCATGCGCCCTCTCGATCAGTTCCGGCAATAGTCCTGCTTCTTTCGCCTGCTGCAACGCTTTCACCGCTGCCCCGCCAAGCGTGCTAATGGTCTTCGGTTCACTCATCCCCTCATCCTCCCAGCCGCGCAACAGCGTCCGCCAACTTGTGCGGGGCTAGATGCGAATAGCGAAGCGTCATCGCGATGTCAGCATGGCCTAGAAGTTCGCGGACAGTGTTCAAGTCAACGCGAGCCATGACCAGCTTTGACGCGAAGTGATGCCGCATATCGTGGAAACGGAAGTCCGGCAACTTGGCATCGTCGGTCAGACCATCCCATGACTTGTTTACGTTCGTTAGCTTCGCGCCACCAGCGCCGGGGAACACCAGACCTTCGCCGTCGCCCTGCTTTTTCCAGCGTTTCAGCACGCCCAACGCTTCCACGTTCAGCGGTACATGTCGCGCCTTGCGGCTCTTGGCATTGCCTGCCGTCACCGTCAGCAGCTTCCCCGGTATGTTCACGTCCGACCACGACAGCCCGAATAGTTCGCCACGACGCAGGCCGGTATTCATTGCCAGCAGCACCAGCGGCATCAGGTGATCCGTAAACCCATCCTTCGGCCATTGTGGATGCCCGACGCTGCCGCGCGCGGCGTGCCATGCGTTGTGACGCTCCCGGCTTGCTCTGCGCTCGACCTCACGCTTTGCCAGCGCATCCCGCAGGCGCTTTTCCTCGGCGTCTGTCAGGTAGCGGACACGGCTGTTATCGGCTCCCTTGGCACGCTTGACTGTCTTTAGCGGATGATCGGTCAAGAAACCCCATTCGACAGCGCGCGACAGGACACCACGAATGCGATCCAAGTCGCGGTTAACCGTGGCCGGCTTGATCTTGCCCTTGAGCCGTTTTGCCTTAATCCCTTCGATATCGAACGCGCAAATGGTGCGCAACTCGCGGTCGTACAGCTTGCCGAACACCGGCTTGATAGCGGAAACGGTCGCTTGCCCCGCCTTCTGGTGCACCAGCGCCCACGGCTTGAAGTGCTCGGTAATGAAGTCGCCCAGCGTGATCGGCTTTTCACTCGGCGGCTTCGCGGCCTCGATGACGGCCAGCGGCGCACCGTGGGTATCGGTTTCGACCAGCAGTGCGGCGGACTGCACGCGGGCGGCCTCGACGGTTACGCCGGGCCACTTGCCTAACGCTTTCACGCGGTTCCGTCCCCACGTCACGCACCAGGTCTTGATCCCCGATGGCAGCACGCGCAGGAACAACGCGGACACCTTGGCGTCATACAACCGGACTTCCTTCGCCTCCGGCTGATAGTCCCTAACGATACGCTCCGTTAGGGTCGTTCGCGGTTTGCTCGACTTCGCCAT